TGGACTAAGATACGTCTTCGGGTTGATGTTGGTGGATGGGATTGGGATTCTATGTTAGCTGCTCACATAATGGATAATAGAACTGGAGTTACTGGATTGAAGTTTCAAACCTATGTGAATTTTGGTATTGTTGATTATGCTAGTGAAGTTGGTCCTTGGTTGAAATCAAAGGACAAAGGCGGTAATGCAATAAACAGACTTCAGGAGTATATGGAATCATCCAGTAGTAAAAGGAAAGTATTGACTTATTGTGCATTGGATAGTCATTACCAATTCTTACTTGCTATGAAACAGATAAAATTAATTGATTACGATTTCTTACCTTTTTAGTTATGAACATATCTCCCAAAACAAAAGACGCCTACAAATTAATCCACCAAAGCAGTTTAGCATTCGCACGAGCTGAACGGCAAGGCATGCGAGTTGCTGTTGAATACATTGATAAAAAACAAGCTCACATCACCCGGCGTATTGATAGGATTGAAGGTAAATTCAAAGAAACCAAACTCTACCGGCATTGGGAACATACGGTGAAGAAAGCTCCCAATATTTATAGTGATGATCAGCTTGCTACCTTCTTATATAAGGTGAAGAAAATCCAATCCACTAAGCAAACCACAGCTGGGAGAGGTTCCACGGATGTAGAAACTTTGCAGGAGTTAGGAATCCCGGAATTGGAATTACTCATACAAGCTAAGAAGCTAAAAAAGATTCGAGATACTTATCTTGAAGGTTTCAAACGGGAGCAAATAAAAGGATATATGCATCCGTCATTTAATCTACATCTTGTAAAGACACACCGCTCAAGTTCTGACAAACCGAATTTCCAGAACATCCCGAAACGAGATCCTGAAGCTATGCAAACAACACGTATGGCACTTTATCCGCGCCCTGGACACCAACTATTGGAAGTGGATTATAGTGGCTTAGAAGTGAAGATAGCCTGCGCATACCATAAGGATTCTATGATGTTAAAGTACCTTAATGATCCTACTACTGATATGCATGCTGATATGGCTGCGCAATTGTTTTGTATAGATGACTTTGATCAGGATATTAAAGAACATGGTTATCTTAGAAGTGCTACGAAAAATGGTTTTGTATTTCCTGAGTTCTATGGAGATTACTATAAAAACTGCGCTATGAGTTTAGCTTGTAAATGGGGTGAGATGCCTCATGGAAAATGGAAACCAACAAGCGGAGTAAATGCTTATGAAGGTATTTCATTAGGAAAACATTTAATAAGTAAAGGAATTAAAAGCATTGATGCATTTATTGAGCATGTCAAAGCAATTGAAAAAGACTTTTGGGAGAACCGGTTCCCTGAATACGCGGACTGGAAAGAACGTTGGTGGAAGGTTTATCAAAAGAATGGATATATTAATATGTACACCGGATTCACTTGCTCCGGGGTGATGGGAAAGAATGACTGTATAAATTATCCGGTACAGGGAGCAGCTTTTCATTGCTTATTGTGGTCTTTTGTTGAAATGGATAGGATTATTATTAGAGACAAGTGGGATACTCGAATACTAGGGCAGATACATGATGCAATTGTGCTAGATGTACATCCTGATGAATTGGATATGGTGCTGAAAGTGGTACAGCGAGTGACTTGTGAGGATTTACCAAAAGCCTGGACTTGGATCAATGTGCCCTTAGAAGTAGGTGCTGAATTATGCCCCGTGGATGGAAGCTGGGCGGAGAAGGCAAAAATAAAAATGCCCTGATCCTTAAATCAAATTGATTATTTTAGTATAATAATATAAACGAATAAATAAATGAGCTTACACATAGATTACAGACCACAGACATTTGACGATGTTATTGGAAATACAGAATTAGTTGAATCATTATCTACCATTCTAAAAGACAAGAAACGTCCTCACTCATATTTACTCACCGGTCCGACCGGCTGTGGTAAAACTACTATTGGCAGAATCATAGCTAAGGAATTAGGTTGCAGTGATCAGGATTTCAAAGAAATTGACTCTGCTGATTTTCGTGGTATTGATGCCGTTCGGGAAATCAGAAAGCAATTAGGATACTATCCAATTGAGGGGGAAGTAAGAGTTTGGTTAATTGATGAAATTCACAAAAGTACAAACGATGCGCAGAATGCAATGTTGAAAATGTTAGAAGAGCCTCCTAAGCACGTTTATTTCATCCTCTGTACTACTGATCCACAGAAATTAATTAAGACTTTAAAAAATAGATGTACTCTATTTGAAGTCCAGAAACTTTCACAAAGGGAAATGACCGGATTAATCCGGAGAGTCACAAAAGCAGAAGATGAAACACTTTTGAAACCTGTTTACGAGCAGATAATTAAATCCGCTGACGGCCATCCTCGAAATGCTCTTCAATTATTGACAAAGGTATTGGGTGCGGAGCCTGAAAATAGAATAGAAATTGCACAGCATCATGAGGAAGAAGAGGCTGAAAGTATTGAATTATGCCGAGCGTTATTAAATCAAAAAAGTTGGGGAACAGTTAGTGCAATCTTATCCAAACTACAAAAGCAAGAAGCGGAGACAGTGCGTCGGGTCGTGTTAGGATATTGCAAAAGCGTTTTATTGAAAGGTGATAATACAACTGCTGGACTAATCATGGGTGAATTTATTGATCCATTTTATGATACAGGATTTCCGGGATTGGTATTTGCCTGTTATTCAGTAGTACAAGGTTAATAGTTAGGGGTGACTACGTATCGGAGAGTTTTGAAATATTGAGGTTTTTATTAGTTACCCTCTTTATTGGGTTTTTCTCTCCGATACTTCTCCAAAAAGTTCTTTGAAAATATTGATTATCGAGATTTAGAGAATAGCTTGTTAGGACCGGGGTTCGAATCCCCGCAGCTCCACCAAGCGAGTTATAAATAAGAGGTTGCCCGCCTTAGAGTCCGAAGGGTATCGGGGCTGAATTGGCTTTTGACTGCAAGTAGAAGGTATAAATCGTTTGAGATGATCAGTAAATATAACTGACAAAGTTATGCAATTAAATCCTATCATGAAGCTCGAGGCAGCGGCATAGTTTAGGTAGGGGGCTTCACGGCCCCCTCGCACGGGGAAGTAGTTCAATTGGTAGAACACGTGCCGGAATAGCATTCCAGTTACGGATAAGGGTTCGATTCCCTTCTTCTTCGCGTCAGTCAGAGTTCTAAGACTGAGGGGGACTTACCATCCTAGGTAATCAGGTGAGTTTGCAACCGAACAATAGAACATTGCTAGGAATTTCGGTTCCTAGTATATGAAGAGTAATAACATGGAGGCAGCCGTCTCTAGGAATATGAGTGTAACAACTCTGGAGGGTTCGAAGCCTTCACTCTTCTCCAATTAATTTATAACAATGAATATCCCTGAAAAAGAAAAAAAAGAATTTTTAGATGAATTAGGAGTAGTCCTATGCAAAGCGGGGGAAAATAAAGATTCTTCATTGAGTACTGTCCTAACTACGATGACCTCTCTTACTGTTTATATTCAAAAAGTATATGATGCTGGTGCAAAAGTTGGATTTAAAGCAGGCCTTGAAAATAGTAAATTAAATTTAAGCAAAAATTAATGAATATATCTCTTACAATATGGTGGGCAAAGTATATTGATAATTCTAATAAGATTGAAGATTTATTAAATACTTATAATGAATTTCCTATTGAGTATCGGGAGATGTTTCAATTCAATTTACGTTTACAAAGGTTACTATCAGATCAAAAATTAATATTAACACAATTAATAAAATGAGTGAAACTAAGAATTATGAATCGGATATGTACATTGACGAAAACGCGTTAGATGTAGAACTTCTGGAGCAACCAGCTTTGATGATGAAGTATTCAAAGATGTTAGCTGAATTAAAACGTGACAGAGATTTAGAAAAAGAAAACCTGGATCTTACCCGCGCTGAATTAGATAAAGCTATTCGGGCGGATCCTGCTTTTTTTGATATTGTAAAGATAACTGAAACAGTTATAACCAATACCATTATTACGCTCAAGGAATACAAGGCAGCTATGAAGGAGTACTTAGATACCAAATTTGAAGTTGATGTATGTCAGGGCGTTGTAAGTGCTATTGAGCAGCGGAAAAGCGCATTGGAGTATCTTGTCAAATTACATGGACAGCAATATTTCGCTGGACCAAGCACCCCTCATGATCTCACTGAAGCTCGGGCAAAGAAAACCAAAAGTAGAAATACGAGAATGAAAGATAAAATGAAACGTAAATCTTAAAATTAAAAACATGGCAAAAAAATCAAATCCGTTTAAAGGCAATGTACGAAAAAACATTGACAAAAAGAAAGCAGAACGCTCCGGTGGATCTTCATATTTGAATCTTCCTGATGGCGTTGAGATGTTCAAACCAGAAGCTGGAAAAGCATTTCTGGATATTCTACCGTACCTTGTTACTGATGCGAAACATTTGGACAGGGATGATGAAAGTGGAATTGCAACTGAAGGTGAAATTTGGTGGAAGAAACCATTCAGGGTTCACAAGAATATTGGTGTAGATAACATCACTGTAGTCTGCCCAAGTATGTTTGGAATGAAATGTCCTATTTGTGAGCACTTCAAAGCAGAACAAGACAAGGATGCCGAGTGGGAGGATATCAAAGACTTCAAATATAAAGATAGAAGTTTATATGTAGTTCTTCCTGTTGATGTTGATGGGTTCGATAAGAAATACAAACAAGAACCTTACATCTTTGATATGAGTTATCATTTATTTGAGAAACAGTTAGAAGAAGAGCTTGAAAGTGAAGATCAATATGAAGGGTTTCCATCATTAGAAGATGGATTTACATTATCCATTCGTTTTAAGCAAAAGAAGTTCGGAAAGGCAGAATACTGTGAAACTTCCAGAATTGACTTTGAAGAACGTGATGAACAGTATGATGAAGATTACTTGGAGGAAATTCCCAATCTTGATGATATGTTAATCGTCAAAACCTATGAGGAATTAACTATTCTATTCAATATGGAAGATGCTGAGGATGCCGATGTAACTGAAGTGAAGGATGAAAAGCCAAAACGTGAAAGGCGCAAGAAATCAGAAGAAAAGGAAGAGGAAGAAGCTCCTCCAAAACGCACCCGATCCCGCAAATCTGATAAGGAAGAAGTGGAAGAAGATACTGTTAAGAAAACCCGCACTCGAAAAGCTCCCAAAGAAGAGGAGGCGGAAGAAGAGGAGGAACCTGTTAAGAAAACCCGCACTCGCTCAAAGAAAACGGAAGATAAAGATGAGGATGAAAAATGCCCTCACGGATTAAAATACGGAGTAGATACTGAATCTCAATCAGTTTGTGATTCTTGTGAGTTGTGGGAAGATTGTATTGAAGCAAAAGAAAATTCTTAAGAAGATGACAAAAAAGGAAACAACTTTCGTAGGCGGATATATTCCTCAAGTAGAGGATGATTGCCTGCGATTGTTTTCTCTTCTTCATGGCATTCCAAAATCAAAATTATTCATTGGTTTGCTAAAGCGTTGGAGAGAAAATAATAACATTACTAGACCTATAATGGTTCAGGAATTGGTACGCAGTGAACTTGCTTTATGTTTATGTGTAGCAGAGGCTGATAAAAAAGCACATTATATAAAGCGGGAGGGATTTCTGCTTACTAAATTGAATCCTATATTAGTTACTGAGATCCTCAAAAAAGTAAAAGATGGAGCGGACAAAATCACAAAAACTGAGCGGTCAAATGAAACGAAAGATAAGTAACGGTAAAAAAGAAGTAAAGGAAAAATCTGAGCTTGTAGGAAATACTGAAACTATGATTTCCACTGGAAGTACTCTTTTAGATCTTGCAATTAGTGGAGGCCGTGTAAAAGGAGGAGGTATCCCGGGCGGTATCATGTTTGAAGCCTTCGGTCCGAATGGTAGTGGGAAAACTGTCCTACTCTGCGAGATAGCCGGTGCTATACAGCGACAAGGGGGCTCTATCCAGTTCAATGACCCAGAGGCGCGTTTAAATAAACAGTTTGCTAGTATGTTTGATTTTGATTTGAAAAATGTAAAAATTCATCAGCCGGATACTGTAACTCAAGTATTTGAAAACATTAGGAAGTGGGAACCTGAAACCACTGCACCGATCCATGGAAGTATGACGGACTCATTAGCAGCACTATCTACAAATCTTGAAATGGATAATGATGATGGTGATAAAATGGGAATGCGCCGGGGAAAAGAATTTAGTGAAGGATTTCGCAAAACTGCAAGGACATTAAAACAAAGTAACTATATAATGGGATGTAGCAATCAAATAAGAGATAGTACTGCTACACACGGGGAGAAGTTTTCAGTTCCCGGCGGGAAAGCTATTGCCTTCTATGCTTCATTAAGATTGAGATTCTTTTCACCTGAGAAGATTAAGAAAACGAAAACGGTACAAGGAAAAGAAGTGCACCGTATTATAGGAACCAAAGTCCGCGTTGAAGTTTACAAAAATAGTACTGATGCACCCTATCGTGATGCCTACTTATATATCATTTTTGACTATGGGATTGATGATGTCCGGGCCAACTTACAATTCGTAAAAGATTTTACGAAACATTCTGTCTACACCTTGAATGGTGAAACCTTAGATAAGTCTATGGAAAAGGCGATTACTGTTATTGAGGAGGATGGATTAGAGGATGAATTAAAAACGGAAGTAATCGCGCTATGGACTGACATACAAAGCAAATTTGAAAGTAACCGTAAAAAGAAAAAACGATGAAAGATATTTGGGTTCAGTTTTGTAAAGATAGGGGGTATTCATTGGATACCTTTGTAAACGAACAGCTTCCTACAAAAGGGAGAATAGAAACTCCAGATGATTATTATGACTTTACCAAGTTAGCAGACTATATTGAATGGCTAGAAGAACAAATAGACCTATGAAAAAGCTACTCAATATTATCATGTGGAGATTAATCTATATTGTATTTATTCTCCTCTTTTATATAGCATTTATAGTTACTATTGTGATTTGCATCTCCCTTTCTCCTATTGTATTGGCTTCTGCTATTCTATACATTATTTTCACCAAACAATTAGATTTCAAATGAAACGAACAAAAAGTCACGAAAAAGAATTGATCGTTCTCGCCAATGATCCTTCCCTGACGGGTTGGGGATATACCGTAATAAATACACAACTTGAAGTACTTACAACGGGGTGT